TTAAGTTCTGAGTATCTAATTGATATTGAACCTCTTACAGACAATCAAAAACGTTTGTTTGATTCATATGTCAACGGCAAACATATTGTTGCCTATGGTTGTGCTGGTACTGGCAAAACCTTTATTACACTCTATAATGCTCTCCAAGATGTTCTGGATGAGCAATCTCCTTATGAAAGAATCTATCTTGTTCGTTCATTAGTTGCAACAAGAGAGATTGGTTTTCTTCCTGGTTCTCACGAAGATAAGGCAGATATTTACCAGATTCCTTATAAGAATATGGTGAAGTATATGTTCCAGATGCCTTCTGATGCAGACTTTGAGATGCTCTATGGAAATCTCAAATCACAAGAAACTATCAAGTTCTGGTCCACTTCGTTCCTTCGTGGCACAACGTTGGATAATTCAATCATCATTGTGGATGAATTCCAAAACCTAAACTTCCACGAACTCGATTCAATTATTACTCGTGTTGGTGAAAATACCAAAATTTGTTTCTGTGGTGATGCATCACAGTCTGACTTGCAGAAAACAAATGAGCGTAATGGTATTGTAGACTTTATGACTGTATTGCGTAAAATGCCATCCTTTGATATAATTGAGTTTGGTGTAGATGATATTGTTCGTTCTGGACTTGTTAAAGAATACATCCTTGCAAAAATGGAAGCAGGTTTTTAATGTTTGATCACGTTGAATTGAATCTCCCGAAACTTGAACGGGAAACCATAGATGGTGTTCGTTATTATTCTGTACCTGATGAAGATGAACTTCTAAGACTGGTCTCCATTACTTCGGTGACCAGTCATTTTAATAAAGAGATCTTTGTTAACTGGCGCAAAAAAGTTGGCAATGAAGAGGCAGAGCGTATCACAAAAGCGGCAACAAGTCGTGGGACTGATATGCATACGCTTGTAGAGCATCATCTTAAGAATGAAGAGTTACCAAAAGTTCAACCTCTATCAGATTTTCTCTTTAAAATCTCTAAAACAGAACTTAACCGCATAAATAATATTTACGCCCTTGAAGGGTCCCTATATAGTAAGCAATTAGGAATTGCTGGGACAGTTGATTGTATCGCTGAATATGACGGCGAGTTAGCAATAATTGACTTTAAAACTTCTAAAAAACCAAAACCACGAGAGTGGATTGAACACTATTTTGTTCAAT